GCAGATGCAGGCGACGGCGCGGTCTCTTCTCCGAAATCGGTCACATAGGTGTAGACGTATGTGCGGCTCTGAGTGTCGCCAGTGCCTGCGCCGGAGGCCACCGCAGTCAATGCTGTCGTGGGACGAGGTACAGCAAGATTGTAGATACTGGCGTTGATCCGCATTTTGGGAGCGCCATCGCCGGTGTAATAAAGGCGCTCCTGCGCGACCGGGCCGGGTGCCGCATCGACGACCACAGGCCAAGAAAGCCATACTCCGTTGTGACGGTAAATCGTTACCGCATTCACCTCGGCAAAATCACCTGTTTGCAGGGACTTACGGATTGGGGTTAACCCGCCGTCGTCAAGACGGGCATTGACGGCTTCCTGTGCCGCTGTTTCAGGCAGAAGTCGCGGAAGGATTAGAGGTCGTTCGCCGATAAACGCCGAGATATTGATCGCGGGCATATCGAACCCTCACGGCCAATAAGTGGGGTTGGTAGCGTAGTCTCCCGGGATAGGGTCCATGTCCTTCAAAGCGCGAGCCGCAAAGATATGGGCCTGCTTGTGAGCCATGGCTGCCTGCCCCATCGCAAATGTTGATTGAGCATCAAACGGGTGCATTGTGTTGTCAGCGGCGATCCACATGAAATCCAAGTCACCACCATGCCAACGGTAATCGCCAGGCTGCGCGCCTTGGCCAAGGGCGGCGAGGGCGGCTACCGCTGCCCCTGCGATGTTCTCACGGTCCTCTGGGCGGGATTGGTAGAAGACGCCCGAGAACGTGAACCCTGCAGCAATGCGCCGGTCCCGCTCGGCATCAATCTCGTATTGTGTTGGACTTGGCGCAACGTAAGGCGGGATAACGTTGCCTTCTTCCTCCCACTCCGCAATCATCTGACGAAAGCGGCTCGACATATCGTCGGGAATGTCCCAAAGCTCGCCGTCGATGGTCGCGCTGATCGAACCCAAGGCCGTGTAACCATGTATCTGCATCTTAAAGCTCCGCATCTAGTCGGATTGTTCCCAGCGCTAGCTCTGAACCGGTGTTTCCGGGGTCGGTAAACCAACGCACCATTTGAGCCGTTCTTTCGTCCAGGGTGAATGAAGCCCCGGAGTTCCATGTAACGTTAGGAATTCCGCGCATTGTGGATCTGAAAGACAACTGGCAACGCCTTACAGAGGCGGTTCCGCTCGCAGAGAAGGCATAAAATGTCCCTTCGTGCAGTTGGTAATATCGATCGCAAAGCGCTTGCTCTTGACCGACGTGCCTTGGTGAGAAAGGGTCGACCTCTGCGGTTGCATCGCCTTCGACCAGCGATACATGCGCAATGTCAACTGAGGCGATAACGCTAGGCTGGTTCAAGGCGACAAACAGAAAGTCACCATCCCCAACCGTTTTCCCAGCGATGCTAGGAAGATCGGCAACGACCGAGAATTTTTGCCATGCCGTGGTGATGTTTAGCTGCGCCGGATACGTTGGCACGTTCGCAGATCCACCAGACCCAAAAAATTGCGTCAAATCGGGGCCAATGGTGGTGGCCACATTTGACTTCGCATAAAATGTGAGGGTTACTCGCTTTCCAGCGAATGTCTGTACGCCTTCAATGCGAGTTGCACGGCTGTAAAACGTTCCACCAGAACCCAAAGCCGTCACTGATAGCCTATGGAAATATTTCGGGTTACCCGGAACTTGCGTCTGACCTGGTGCGAATGCTTGCCTGCTCACAGACCAGGACGCGCCGGAAGCATTTGTGTTGGTGGACCACCTGTCAGCAACATATGCGTTGTTAGGGTTGGATGCAGTTATGCCACGCTGCCAGATATCAAAATCACCGTTGATGATCTTGTTTCGAAAGCCAGAGAGGATGCCGCCCCCGATGTTGGCTACGGCTTGCCCCTTCTGAGCAGCCGTTAGCGCCTGCACCGCGTCAACGCGAACCCATTTCCCGAGGTTTGAATTAATCCCGTCGATAGCGTCCTCAAGCCCATCGAGCGCGTTCTGTTGCGCAGTGCTGATCGGCTTGTCTGCATCCGAGGTGTTATCGACTTCTGACAGGCCGATGTCGGACTTGCTTTTGGGAAGGGAGGAAATCACCGCCGCTGTCAAGCGGACGTCTATTCTGGATCCAGCCGCAAAGGCTTTAGCCGTTGTTGCCTCCTGTGCTCTCTGGACCGTCAGCACATTGCTCGCTCGCGCAGTCACACGAACGATCTCCATGTTGCCCGACACATCGATAATTGTTGCTGGATGCCAGTCACCGGCCGCCAGCACAGGGAACTTCCCCGCGTCGGCGGACTGGATGGAAATCGACGTGGCAGCGGCCGTGATCGATGCGGCAAGCGTCGAAACGGCATTGTTTGCAATTTTGACCGGCATCAGTGGCATTCCTTGATCTTGAGATTAAAGCAGAACTGCTTGGTTCGACCTTCCTGTGTCGAAACGGTCACGGTGACACTTGCCGTTTCGCCTACCACGCCTCCGGATATCCAAACCTTTGCGCTCGTATCGGAGTGTTCTGTGCGATCAACGATTGCGGTCGAGTCCGCGATTGTCGCGACAGCGGCGGAGATTCGATCAGGTGAAGGAAGCCACCGCGCAAAATCGACGTCATAGTCGAGGAAATCAGCGGGCTTTTTGATCATTACCTCCGTCATGGCATTACTCCTCGGTCACGAGGTGGACGCATCACGGTAAGGTCACGGGGCACTATGAAACGTCGAAGCTCGGGGCTGACGATCATCGCGCGCACAGGTTGGGGCCGCATGATCCGGTTTTGGCTTGCGCGGTGCAGATACCGCCAGGACAGGAGAACGCTCCCGTAAATCGTGGTCGTGGCCGACGACACCGCAGCAACACGGCGGGTGAGCTTGGTTCCAACCCCTACAACAGCGGTGGTGGCCGCTTTCGGCGCAACGCGACGCACAAGCAACGCAGATCCTGCTATCGCAACTTGCGAAGCTCCGACGGCGCGTCTTCGGGCGGTGAGAAGCAGCGCTCCAGATGCCGCGACAACGGCTACTGCACCAGCCGCGATTCGACGGGTAAGGGAGAGCGTTGGCACCAAAGAGGTTTGCGCTGTTCCCACGGCATCGACGACGAAATTGCCTTCGTTGACCGCGAAGGCATTAACTTCTGCTCCATTGGTCGCGCCACGGCTCTCCATCAATCCACCGTTATATCGAGGTCGCCGGCATGTATGATGCACTCGTCGGTCGGGTTCAGTGTTTTCGGCGCAGTGAGCTGGCCCTGAAAGATCATGTTCCCGCCTGCCGCGGCGGACCAAATCGCGAAATGAGTTATCGTGATGGGTGCTGCACCGTTGTGCGGCGGGTAAAGCAGCTCTTGCGAGTTCTCAGTTGCCTTATTCGCCGCCGCCGCAAAGCCCGCAGCTACAGCGCCGCCCAGCGCCGCATCGATGCGGGTGTAGGCAGGCCACGCCGCGGTTGTCACTTCGGACGCACCCGCATTACCGGGATTGGCGGTGTGCAGCGAGACGTAAAGACGTGCCGGAGCTGCGAGGGCGACGCCGTGTAGGGAGAGGTTCAGGAGGGCGTTCGCCGCATAGGTGCTTGCTGGCATCAGTAAAAGCTCGCTTTCGTTCTTGGGCGCGCGGACTGCTGCCCCTTCGCGACGATCATGGGCAACCGGTCGAGGAATTGATTGAATTCGGTGAGGAGGGCGGTCGCCATCGCTGGGTTCGCCCCGCCGTCGTCGTTCGGCAGCATGAGCGCCTTGCCTGCCGCGCCCTTGCCAATCTCTGTCGCGTACTTGTCGAGCATGAAGTCGGGGAGCGTCATCGCCCGGAGCGCCGGTTTCAGCACGAGGCGAACGGACAGGGTGCCAGTGGCCCGCGGCGAGACCATGATTTTGCCAGGCGTGATTTGCGTGATGAAACGTGCCGGTGCTTCGTTTTCATTGTCGCTGTCCCAGCCGGGATAATTGGCGTCGAGCCATTCCGGAGACTGTGAGGCGAGGGGCACGCCATCGAGCGTCGCGGCTTGTATTTTTTTCACCTCTGCATCGCCAAACGTGGAAAGGCACTCGCCGTCGAGGTCGGTGATGACAATCGTGTCTTTCTCGCGCCAGATGTCCGCCTTGTCGCACACCTCGCGCGCAGCCTCACGGATGCAGCGGTATGCGGTCAGATCGGCGCAGTTCGGGGCATAGGGCAGGACATGGGGCAGCATGTCGTCGATGTCGCGCATCACCGCCTCCTGTTCGGATTGGACGCGGCCTCGCCCTGCACCTTGATGCCAAGGGCGGTGGCGAAGGTCTGGTAGTGCGTCATGGCCTTGGTCGGATCGCCAGCAATGTCATCCTTGGAAAAGGCCTTGAACAGCGTGTAGTCGATCAGCGGCACGGTGTAGGGTTCGGGAATGCCGATCTCAACGTCCCATGCCTCGAGCGTCTCGACATCCTTGTTCGGAAGGGGCGTGACTTTGGCAGGCAAGTAGGAAATCGCGATCTGCACGACGCCGCTACCGTTGTTGCCGGGATAGCACTCGAATTCGAGCGGCACGTTTTCGTCGAACGCGACCTGGCGCACTTCCTTGGTAAAGGGCGCGTAGGCGGGATTGCGCCAATTGGGTTCGTGGGAATCGAGCATGGCGCGTGCAGCGGTGCGGATCGCCCTACCGCCGAGGTTCTTTACGGTATCGATGATATTGTGGTTGACGCCAAGGAGCTGGAGCGGGGTGACGCTGTCGAGCGTTTCGGGGATCTTCTGATAGGTGCCCTGCTCGAGCGGGAGCTGAGCCGTTTTCGCCGATGCCGATGGCTTGGCGAGGATGATGGCCTTGACCGCATCATTGATGCAGTCGGCAAGCTCGGAAAGCGGCCAACGAATGTTGTCTTCGTCCAACAGCAGGACGCTGGCGCGCTTCATCACTTCACTTGCCTTCGGCATGGCTTACTTGCTCTTGCTGGTTGCCTTTTTGGCGGGAGCGGCTACGGGTGCCTGCTCGGGCTGCTGGTTCGTTTCAGCATTTCCTTGAGCAGCATCTGCCGCACCGGATGCGCTTTCTTCGCCGGTGGGCTGCTCGCCGCCGGTCT